TTAGCCCCTCCCATCCGATTTTGCAATAGCCGATTTCTGAAAAACGCCCTCGGCCATTTCTGAAATTGCGTTTCCAGACTGTTCTTCCACAGCCTTACCCGTGCCGGCGCGCATGCGTTTTTTCGTGGCTTCAAGAATGCGCTTATCCGTCTCCTTGGCGTAGCCCCGATAAGCTTTCGCCGTCTTGTGCTTCGATAGCACACGGCCTTGTCCTTCGGTCAGGCCCATCTCTTCCAACTCGGTCATGCCGCCATGCCGGCATTTGTCCAGGCTGAAGCCTTCGATACCGAGCTTATCCCCCGTCTCCCGGACTTCATGCGCCAGGAACGTGCCGTCGCCGAATAGCTGGCCGTTCTTCTTGCAGACGATCGACGTGCCATAGCGCGGCGTCTGCTTCAAAACCTCTTCGGCGTCCTGGTAGAGCAGCACCCTGACGCCGTTTTCATCCAGATATTCGAGTGGATGCGAAGCCGATTCGCCGTTCTTCCTGTGCTTGATCTGGATCTTGTCCGGATCAGAAGGACCGCGGTATCCGCTCCATGCAGCATAGCCGGCGCCGATCGACGAGGGGCGCATGAGCCATTCAAAGGCGAGCACCGCTGCGGCTGCCAATTCTCCCCGACCTTCCTTGATCGCTCCCAGCGCGAATCTGTAGACCGTCTCCCGGTCGACATAGCCCTTCACGGCTTTCTCACGCTTCTTCACCGTGACGCCATCCCAAGGGTTAGGCGTGTCCTTCCGGAATAGGTCCGGATGGTGCGGCTGCATGCGCTTCCACATTGCCTTGCAATACGTGATGACCTTCTCCGATGTCCGCGCCGCGCCATCGCCATAGAACGCGTGGTAGAGCTTCTCCGCCGTGCTGACGCCGATTTGATTGATCTTGGCATCACCGAAACGGAACAGGGGGCCGGTCGTGCCCGCCTTGATTTTCATGTCGCAGACGCGGTCCAGCACTCGGCGGTAATCCGGCCGGCTGAATTCCGAGACGCGTTCGAGGAAACTGTCATGCTTCAAGTAGGCGTTCACCAGCCATTCGACTGTGCCGTATTTCGTGAGGTCAGCCTCTTGGAACGGGTTGCGCTCTTTGCGCCAGTCGTCGAGGCGCTCATTCCAGACAGCGGCCGCCTCGTTCAATTCCTTCTGCGACAGATCGTGACCCAAGGTGGCGGATGTGTACGGAGCGCCCGCTTTTCGGAAGGCGGTCGGGCATGTCCAGAAATAGGAAATCGATCCGTTCTGCTTGCGCTTGAACGATGTATAGCGCGGCATGGCAACCGGAATCATCAAAGTGCCTCCGGGTCTCCGCCGGCGGCCACGGCCTCGGGATTGATAACCTTGTCCAGATCGGTCTTCCGCCATGCCCGGAATTTGCCTTTGCCGGTTCCTGTATCAATGAAGGGCCGAGGCCAGACCGTGCCGACCCGGCTCATGAAAGCATCTACCGTCCTCTCGCCAGCATAAGCCGCTGCGAGCTCGTCGCGTAAGACGGCCGGCCAGCATCCGGTGGGAATGACTGCGTGCTTGGTCATTTTATCCCCGCTTTCCACCGTCGTCGTGGGATATCTTCGGGCGCTGGCGCTCGGCCGCGATCGCCTGGGCGATGACCAGCAGGATCTCGGAATGCGACATGGGCCGCAGGTTGCCAACGGCTTCTTCAGCAGCTCGGCGGATGTCGAAAGGCAAGCTTTCCCAAGCAGTGGTGATTGGGGAGGTGGTCATGGCGCGAAATATTCCTTACGTTGCGTCGACGCAGCCACATAGAGCGGGTGCCCGGGATGTCCTTCTGCCGTCAGCTTGAGAGCCGCCAGGTTGAAGAAATCAAGCCTCTCCGCTACTTCGCGGCCACGATCATGAAGGGAGCCGTGTGCCCCCCAGGCGCAAATGATCTTACGGGCGCTTTGTGCGATCGAGACAAGGTGCTTGTCGTTCTCAGGGCCGATCGGATCCGGATGGTCGTATAGGGCCTTCGGATCGGTGGAGCGAAGGGCGAAGAGGTTTCCAACGATCAAGCCACCGAAGCCCCAAGCCCTTGCGAAACCGATGCACCGGCGAATCGTCGGGTCATCTTGGCTGGCGTCCGCCGTGGACGGGTTCAGCATGAGGAAGGCGACCTTTGCCCTACCGCAGTCCCATTGCCGCTCCAGGCGGTAACGGTAGGCTCCGCATTCGGAAATGATAGCCGAGGACTTCGTCTCGGTTGCGAACATGTCGAGCGTATCGGTGCTCATACCTCGCCCCTCGACCGGAGTGCGCCGACTGAAGCCAAGCGCTGGTTGATGATGGCGGTGCACCTAACGATTGCCTCCGCCTCGTCGAAGTCGCAGAACACGCCCCAGAGGGCATTTGCGAGTTCGTGCGGGTCGATCCCCTTCGAGGCCCAGTAATCGCGCTCCGATCCGAGCTTGCCGGAGTGCTGCAGGTCATGTTCTGCGGGCGACAGGGGAAGCGCGAACCGGTCAGGGGCCTTTGTCCCTTTACCGCGCCCATATGCTCCGTGCCATTGGTTGGGATAGGAGACATGGGCGGCCTGGACGCCGTAGACGCCAGAGACCGCGCAAGGGAGGTGGTGAATAAATGCCAGATAAGCGGGCTTCTTCGCTGGCCTGCGCGCTGGCGTCGGATCGGGGCGGATGAAATTTGCGATGCGGGATGCCATCAGTGCTTGCCCTCCATACGAGCTTCGAGCTTGTCGAGCCGCTCAAAAAGGATGTCGATCTTGCTTTCCAGCCGCTCGGCGGCCGTCTCTGTCCCGTCGACGCAATGGCATTCTGCGTCGTCGCCATNCGCCATAGATGGTTCGGTTCCAGCAGCCCGGGACAAGGAACTTTCCGCCAGGCACTTCTGGATCGCGTACCCATTTGCAGCGCGAGATCATGCCGCCCTCGCGATCTGGTCGATATTCTGCCTGATGACCGAGAAGGTGTAGGCGGCAACCCACGGGTTCGCTTCCCATGAGCCGGGGCCGTTGATGGCGTTCCAAAGCTCGGCGTAGCCTTGCCGGTAAATGCCCTTCCAATCAGGATTGAACGCCCGCGATAGTTTCGTGGAGCTGGAATACTGCTTGGCACCTTCAGCGATGGCCTCGGCCTCGCTGATGTCCTGCAGCCGTTCTACGTGAACATCGGTGACGATCAGAGTGACGCGAGAGGCCCAGCGCGGCATGTGGATGGAAGGAACCCGCTTGCCGCCATCGATATCGGGATTGTCGGTTCGGTAAGCGTTAAGCAGCCACCACTTCTCGCCTACATCCTCTGATACAGAGTGACGGTCACCAAGCGAGACTTTAAGCTCGTCTGCCTCATAGATGAGCGCTAAGGAGTCTGCCTCTACGTCATCGTAAGCGCTGACGTTCTCGCGAACCCAAAGCCGGTCGCCCGCATTTATGCGAGGCTCGAATACTTCCTCGAGGATGGCGCCGCCTCCGACTGCATTGGCGTTAAAGCGGAACGCTTTCGGGTACTGGTCATTCGCTTGAATGACGTTGATCTCGATTTCCCCGTCATAGTATCCGCTCGCGAAAGGCTGCGGCTTGATGATCCGCCGCGTCTGCGTCTTGCGCCCGTCGAGCAGCGCGCGGACCATCGGGCCGGAGAAGAGAATTGGGCGGTCGGTCATGCTGCGCTCCTGTCAAAGGAGACGTGCGTGCCGTCGGGGCAAACCATCTCAAGCTCATGAGGAACGCGACGGCATTCGGCCTCGGCTTCGGCGCGGGTGTAGCGGCCGGCGCCAGCCGTATCAGATGAGTAGCCAGCATATTGTGACCGGTAGTAAGCCTGGTTGTCGCGCGCCCAGATCATGTAGGTCTGCTCAGCGCCGAAAATGATCGTCTTCAGAACATGAGCGCGCTGATAGTCCATTCGCTTGACGGCGATCTGCAATTCCGCCTCGAGGCGATTGCGGCGCGCACGCTCGTTGTGCTTCGTACGGAGATCGACGGGAGCGGCAGTCAGCAGGTAAAAACAAGCTTCATTGAACAGTTTTCCGCCAGCAATGACCCACCACATGTTGTTGATGTTGTAGTAGGCGGTACCTCGGACGATGCGCCCTTTGCGATCGGCAAACCAAACCGTTTGGCCCTGCTCAAGAAGAGCGCCGTCTTTCGCCCTACGGTTAGAGTCGTAGGAGCAAACGGGGCGGCCCAACTCCNAAGAAGAGCGCCGTCTTTCGCCCTACGGTTAGAGTCGTAGGAGCAAACGGGGCGGCCCAACTCCTTGTCCTTATGCCAGCTCTCCGCGTACCTTTTTTCGATACGCTGCATAGCCGGTAGGTCCTGCTCATCGCGGCGCTCGACCTTCACAGGCGCGAGTGTTTTGAGCCATGCGGTGATGCGGCGGAACTCTAGTTCGACCCGCAGACGGTCAAGCTTCGCCATTCGCTTCAGCTTATTGAAGTCGTACCGCCTGCCGTTACGGTTCTCCTGTTTGGCCGTCGTCGACCAGAATTCGACCTTGACCGTCCTTCCGGCCAACTCGATCTCGCAACGAAGCGTCCCGCGCGCGCCGAGGCGATAGTTGTGGCTGATGCATCTATGGCGATGATGCACCTCGGGATTGCGACGGATGGACCAGCCACGGCTACGCATGCGCCGGATCAGTTCGGCGTAGACTTCGGAGCGGAGCGTCTCGTCCCGCGCGTCGTCCTGCCAGATGCCGAGGTGGGAGTCATGAATGTTGACGCTGATGGGCTTTCTCATGCCGCGCGCTCCTCGGCTAGGAAGGCCAGCGGATCGAAGCCGACGGTGTCAGCGATCAGCGCCATGGCCTGGTTCATGAATCCGCAGAACTCGGCATGCTCCATCTTGTCGAGAGCGATGCTGTCCGGAACGAGAGTGATTTCGCCGGTCCGCATGTTCACGGCCTGCTCGCGGTAGCCGAGGGTCATCTTGATGTCGCGATGCAGGTTTTCGGCGCTCGACCACTTCTGAGTGACCTTGACCACCAGGCCAAGAGCCTTCCAGTAGGTGCGCAGCTGCCGATCAGATCGCGTGGTGACAGGCACGATCTCGAAGATTGAACCTTCCGGGATCGACGCCAATTTCTCGGCGTCGTCCTGCGTGTGGGCCCGGAGGCCGCGCGGCGTCATGATCGCCTGGATCAGCGGTGGCTTTTCCTTCTTCCGCATGATCAGCCACCGTTCAAAGGCGAAAGTTGCGCAAGCCGACGATTCTTGATGGCGAACGCAGCGTCGATCATGTCGGCGTGGCCGTTCGTTTCCAGCACGGCCGGGGCGTCGNAGTCGGTCCAGATCTCCTCGACCTCCACTTCATCCTTGGCGCCGGCGAGTGACGTTTCGAGCTGCTCCAGGAAGTCCCCAAGGTCGAAGGCCGGGTCATCCTCGACCGCAGGCTCGGCTTCAATGGTCTTCGATGCCTGTTCCGGCGGCGCTGGCGGTACCGGCGGCTTTGGAGGCTGGGCAGCCTTCGCCGGCGTGATGTCGCGCATCGTCTCGACTTCGTCGATCTCGCGCACCTCGAACTCGTCGCGGATGCCGCCGAGGACGTCGCCGAACAGTTCGCGAAGGCAATAGCCGGCGGCACGCCACGCGAGCATGCGCTTAGGGAAGCGATACCAGGGACTATCGTTCGGCTTCGTTTCGTTCTTCTTGTCCCACTTGTTCCACTTCGTGACCATGGCCTCGGTCTGCCAGAGGCCGGCGCGGACAGCGTCATCCTGCGAGAACTCGACACGCTTCTCTTCGCCGGTGTCGTTCCGCTTCGCCTCGCAAAAGCCGACGAGCTTGCCGCCGATCTCGTCGCAGCCGGTGCGCAAATACTCGACGCGGCCAGACATGCGAACGACGTTGATCAGTCCGTCTCCGTAAAGCGCCGGCTTTCCATTGATGACCGTGAAGCTCCGAAGGCTGACCATCGGCTTCAAGCCGAGCTCGGCGCCGGACATGATAGCGACCGCAACCGCGCTTGCGGCATCGTCGCCGGTCAGCTTGCCGATGAGCGCCGACGGCGCGAGGCCGGAGGCGACGACCGCGCGCGCGACGCGGAACGTCTCTTCGAAGGTCTGGGGAACGATAGCCATGACGCTACCGCCAGCGGAAAGGGCGGGAATATGCGCGTTCATGCCTCTTCTCCTTCGACGGCTTCCGGCTCGACGAGGCGAACGATCGCCTTTTGCGCCATTTCGGAATTCGGTTTGATTGCCATGACCTCGACGGTGGTTTTGCCACGCGCCGTCTCCACGATGACCTTGTCGCCGACTGCGACGGTGAGGTCTCCGGGGATGAAGTAGTCGTAAGTCTTCTCGTCCTTCTGCCACTTGAATTTGACGGCGGCGACGAGGAGGGGTGTTGCTTCGATCATCAGGCGGCCCTCTGCTCTTCGATGCGCTCGACACCATCAACGTCGACACCGGCGCGGATTGCGCGGTTGGCGAGCGTCTCGACGAGCGCTTTCATTTCGGGGTGGTTGCCCAAGGCCTTCAAGGCCTTGTCGTAGTCGACGATGCGAGCCGATAGGAACGTGCGGAGGCTGACACGGGCACCGGTGCGGCCGGCCTGGGCGTTCTTCGCCTTTGCTGCCTGTTCCTGCTTGTCGGCTTCCTGTTGCAGGCGTTCCGCTGCGGCTTGCGCTGCAGTGTCGCTGGCGTCAGCCTTGGCGGCCATCTCCTCGGCCGCGCGGCGCTTTCGTTCGGCTTCGTCGCGTTCACGCTGCTGGCGCTCGTATTCAAGGCGCTGCTGCTCTTGCAAGAACGGCGTAACGTGCGCCTTAAGCTTCTTCGCAAGCGTGTCCGGATCCTCTTTGAGGCCGCGCCACTTGTTGTCGACGTTGCGGCCGGCATCGAGGTGCGGTTGCTTCTCGACCTTGTGCAGGTCGGTGGCCTTGTTCTTGATTGCCGTCAGCCGCTTCGACCAGATCGCGGCCTTATCAGCCTGATCCTGCGTCGTAACGGGCGTTTTCATGAACGCCTCGGCCTGTTCCTTCTCGGCCTCATACTCCAGCTTGAGGGCTTCGAACGGATCGGCCGGAAGATTGTGGCCGATGCCGGCGATCGGCGGCTCGTCATCCCAGCCGGCACCCTCGATGGCCTTCTGGTAGGCTTCGTAGCTCACCGGATGCGTGCGGCAGAAGTTCCAAGCGTCGGCTGCGTCGACCATGCGTTCGCCGCGCATCGCAAGCCAGCCGCCGGCCTCGTCGAGCCAGATCGCCACCGGTTCCCACTGGCCGCCCTTGAAGCGGGTGCGGTAATAGCCCTGCTGGGGAACGCCTTCATGCATCGGGCCGATGTTGCCGGCCAAGGCGTTCTGCCACCACGCCCAAGGATTGGTATCTGTCATTTCCATACGATTGACTCCTGGTTGATGATGGCTGCGCGCTGCATTGCGCTTTCGGTTCTGAGGAGCCCCACGGCCATGAGACCGAGGAGGGCGGCGAGGAGGATGAGGAAGGTTGCCGTTGTGGTGGTGGCCCTGTTGAACTGCTTGAGCGCTTCAAGATCGTCGTCGCGATCGACAGCGCAGCGTTTGCAGATGCAGCCGAACTCGGAGGCTGGGCAGGAGGGGCGGCTCATCACGCGACCCACCCCATAGCGGCATGGTCGCGGCGCTCGTCGTAAGCGCGGTCCGGATCAGGCGCGGAGCCTTCCCCAAGCGCGTTCTGGAAGAAGTCCTGCGCGTGGCTGTCGTTCTCGATCAGGGTGGCAATGGCCTCGAAGAGAGCCTTGTTGACGAGGCTCGGGAAGCCCCAGGCGCCGGTGCCCTTGCGGTCAAGCCGCTTGCCGCCGATCAGAACGACTTCATCGACATAGAACTCGCCATCGCCGTCGTGGACCAGCGTTGCGCTACCGTTGGCCATCAGGCCCTCGTCGCAGAGCTGAAGCTCTTCGAATTCATAGTCTACTGAGAAGCTGGTCATCATCGTTTTTCGTCTCCGGCAAGACCGTGAGTTGATGTCTTGATAGGGACTATAGGAAAATGCCTATTGTCGTGTCAATAGGAAAAATAGGAAATAGCCTATTAGGGCTCCCGAATGTGGTTCAGGGGGAGCTCTGAGGCGGCCGTCGTGAACGTTTCCGGCCGCAGCTGCGATACGGCCGCCCGAATAACGAAGTATTATCCACGTGGAGGAAAAGTGACTGGGGCGCCGATTGCCAAAAACTGCGCCAAGTTGAACCAAGCGCCTTTAATCTCGGTAACTTTCGTAAACCACTCTTCGGGAGAACCCCAAAGAAGTGAGTGTATGATTGCTGTGGATTGTCAGAAAACTGTCTTAAAGGTTGAGCAACTTAGTGAATGGTTGCGAATATTATGACAGTTTTCTGACAATCCCCATATATTCGCTCTTGCAAATATTGCTGTCGAAGTATGCAACTGCCGCGCTAACGTGCACCGGTACTCCAATGTGGGAGACGGTTGCAGCGAGGCTTCAAATGCATGATCTCTTTAGTCCGAACCTTCCGCCCGAAGGGCTCCTTACAGGTCGTTTCCGCATCCATGCGGTTAAATCCGACACGATGGAGCCGGCGCTCCGCGGAGGGCGCGATTATGCGCTTCTTGCACCAGTAACTGCATATCAAGGCGAAGGTATTTACCTCCTCGACGATGGACTCGCCCTCGACCTTTACCGTGTCACCAACACACTGGAAAAAGGTGGTGCCCTTTCCCTGTCGCGAGAAAACCCGCGATACGGAACAAAGACGATCGACAGGGAGGAATTCAACGAAAGAGTTGTGGGCATCGTCGTGGCCGACATCCGGGTGCGGAGCGAGCGCTTTCTCGGAGGCCTATGATGGCCATTCAGACGGTAAATCTCCCGATGTAGCGGCCCACGATCTGTATCTCATCAAGAGTAAACTCGCGCTCTGAATGGCGCGGGTTATCTGAAATTATCTTCACAGTGATGGTTTCGGCGCCAGGACGTGACGTCACCTCGAGTCGCTTCACGACTACCCCGCCAAACTCATCAGCCAGTGCATAGATACCATCGGGTGATGGAACCCGATGACGGGTATCGATGAAAACCACGTCGCCGTCGCCAATGGTCGGCGACATGGAATCCCCTTGAGCGGGGAAGGCGGCTACGTGGGACGCCTTGACGCCCATCCTTGAAAGCATCCACTCTGGAAGGCGCCAATGATCGCGAACGACTTCCTTGGAGAAGGTTATGCCGTTCTTGGTCGTGTGCTCCAGCGCAACGAAGCCCCCGGCGCCGAGGCCGGCGACCAGATCGATCTCCGGGATTTCGTCGCTCTTACTATCGCTGCTGGTAAGCGCCCTCGAAGGGGCCCCCAAATCCTCTTCCGGTAAGTCAAGGATCTCCGCCAGGCGAGAGCGCACATCCTCTTTCAGCTTGTTCGGCACATTCCTCTCCATGAACTGCTGGAGGTATGCCTGGTTCTTCCCGAGCTCTAGCGAGACCTCTTTGTAATTGAGGCCTCGTTCCTGCATCCGCTTCAGAATCGTTCGTCTTACCTGGTCCATGAAAAAATCACTGGCATAGGAATTGACAGGAAGCGAATAGGAATGTACCTATCTTAATAGTGATAGTCCTATTAGGAATGGCGAACGTGTCCGAGATCGACGCTTTCAAGACCACTGTGGAAACCTTCATGGTGGAGCGGAACATGACGCCGACGAACTTCGGCAAGCAGTTCGCCGGAGATCCGCTTTTTGTTTTCCAGCTGAGGGAAGGGCGCGAGCCGAGGATGCAGACGCGGCAGCGCATCCTGGAAGCGATGAACGCTGCAGAGGCGAGCGCAGCATGACGCACTCAGCCCTCCAGCTCTCTCAAGCCACGGCGGAATTGCCACGCAATGTTCTTCGGCATCCTGAGCCGAACAGAGATCATGGCTTTGATCTGCCCGTCGCCGTTCTTGGACATGGCTCCGAACGAGATACGGACGATGTCGTTCTCGTCGACTTCGAGTTCCGTGATCAGGTCGACGAAAAGGGCCGGCGCGCCCTCGTCGAAGATGAAGACGGGCTCCTCGGGGGTTCCGAGCTTTCCGACGCTTACCATGCTGCCTCCTACGGGTTCGTGGCTGGGAGAGTTGATTGGCGCGCCCGTCGGGCTGCGATCGTCGAATTCATCCGTAGGGCGGAGGGCGCAAGATGACCTCCGACTCTACCTACGCCATGGAATGGCGCGTTTGCGAGCGGTTCCCTGATTTCGAGATTTCCGAATGGGGTGATCTCAGGCGTCGGGTCGAAGCGCCGCACCGCAGCGTTGGCGATCGCCCGCGCGGTTACATCGATGCTGACGGTTATCTGCGGTATTCGCTCATCACCCCAGATGGGCACAAAACAAACGCCACGGCTTATCGCCTGGTCGCTGAGGCCTTCATCGGCCCAGCGCCTACCGAGGCTCACGAGGTTGCGCATGGCAACGGTTCCAGAGCTTGCGCACATTACAGCGAACTTCGTTGGGCGACCCGGGCGGAGAACCACGCTGACATGCTCGTTCATGGCACCGCTCCCTCAGTCGGGGAGAGGAACCCAAAGGCGAAGATAACCGAGAGCGACGTCGTTGCGATCCGGCGCGAGTACCGCGCCATCAAGAACAGTCGCGGCGCGCGAAAGGTATCTGAGCTTGAGGAGAGGTACGGGCTACACCGCGCAACGGTCATCAGCATAGCTCGTGGAAAATCGTGGCAGCACATCCCCATGGAGAGCTTCCAATGATCACGCGCAAGGGACTGGCCGACGAAATTGACCAGATCGATGAGGCGATAAAAGCCTACAACGAGAGCAAGCGGGAGGCCTTCGACGCATACCGCGATCAGTTGATTGCTGCAGGCGTCGCAAAGCCGAACGTCAAGATCGAGATCGAGGCTGTTAAGGCCGCGATCCGCAGGCGCCGCGCTATCCGCAAGGACGAAGCCGCCGAGATCGAAAAGAGCGAATTGATTGATGAGATCTTCGGCGAAATCACGACCGTCGCTCGTGCGCCGCGCGCACACGTAGAAAACATTGAGAAATTTGACCGCGAGGCCCGCGCCAAGCTCCGCACGTCCGAAGCGATGGACGACAACAAGGCATCCTCTGCTGAGCTGGTTGCTGCTGGCCTGATCTCGGAAGAAGCACACGCCGAAAACGTCGCTCTCTCCAATGTTGTTGCGATGAAGCTCGGAGCCGGGGTGATCGACGCCGAGACCGGCGAAATCCTCGACGATCAAACTGAGATCGCCACTGCCTCTCAGGGCGAGACCGAATCCCCCAGCGCTGAGGCGGAAGCTTCCGGCGCCAACGCAGGAGGCGAAGATGTAGACCGCAGCGCGGAGCGCGCAAACATAAACGCCGTCGCAAGCGCGTCTGGCCCGGACGAAAAACGGGCAACCCATTCGCCTGAAGAGGCAACCGAGATGGACCGCGACGTGCTTCGAGAGATCACCCAAGCCGTGCCAGCGGAAAACGCCCGTAAGGCAGTCCCGGAGACGGAAGACGGTAGCGTGAGCCATGCTGGGGCCGGTGAAAGCCCGGCAACCACTTCCATTGCCAAGCCGAAATGGCCCCTCCGTCCGAACTGCCGGAATCCGGAAGCTTGCGGCGGCTACGGCGACAAGCATTGCCACGGATGCACCGTCGCCATGCGCGAGAAGGCGGAGGAAGTCGCATGAGCGAGTACCTCCGGACAACCACCTCTGAAGACGCGGCAGCCCAGCGAACAGTTGAAGGCAATGTGAAGCTGCCCCGACTGCAGGTGAGCCGCGCCGCTCCGTCCAATCCAAGTTCAGATCAGAAGAGGGCTGCATGATCATGAATACCTTGCTTGTGTGTGGTGCTTCCATCGGCCTCGCGGTCATCGGCGCGAAGATCTTCAACGCGGCCTGCAAGATTGGGCGGCTCGTTGCTGAGCGCCGCGACCTGATCGCTGAGAACAAGTTCCTGAAAATGACTGATGACGAATTGGCCACTCTGATCCTGGCGGACGTTCGCGAAAGTCGTTTCTGAACACGAACTAGCCGGTCACCTCCACCGGCTAACGCGGGCCTTCGTCTTTTCCTCCTCCCAAGCCGGGGGCCCGCAAGACTTTCAGCCTTATGCGCTTGTTCGAGAGCCGCAAAACAACGGCGTTCACAAGCTCACCAAGGGGAATTGCCGGTGACGACGAGGGACCGTCACCGGTGACAGAGGCAGGGTGCGGCGCCCAGGCTCTGCGAAAGGGAATGACCTGGGAGGGACCGGCAGCCGTTGCAGCGGCGCCGTCCTCTCCGTCGGAAGTAATGCCTGTACGCATCAGCGTCTCCTTCAACGAGATGAAAGATCGCACAGGAGGCAGACAAGGTGTTGTCGAAGCGTGACAAGAAGTTGTCGAATAAGGACAAGGTAATGAACGACACATTACGCGCCCAGCAACTGTTTTTGGAGGCGTATCCCGAGATCCGCTACGGGAGCGTCAAGGAGCTTTATCGGCAAGCTCACAAGTTCATTTCCAAGCATGTGACGAAAGAACTGACCTTCCGGCGTATCCGCTCGATCAAAGAAGGCAAGGCCCGCCGCATTGATGGCGAAGAATTGGACGCACTGCGACTGGCAGTCATCGAGGAGAGCAAGCGTGAACAATCAGAACTCCGTGCCCGTCTGGCTGCACTGGATGCGAAGCTTGCCCGTGTCGACGAGGCTTTGGCTCGCACGAAGGTGGCGGCGGATAGCCGGCCGTAGGCTTGATTGGGCCGATTACATCGCACCGGAACTGAAGGACGGGGACCAATAATGGCTGAGCACTTGTTGTTTTCGCAGAACCTGACGGCGAAAGAGGTTCACCGGCCTATCGCCGAAACATACCTGGGCCAAGCCCATATTGCTGGGACTGGCCCAGATGGGAAAACCTGCCGCGAGTGCATATTCTGGCACGTCTGGAAGTCCCGGAAGCTGGCGGAGGGTATCAAGAAGATACCGGCAGATCCTGGCTACTTCGGCAAGCGTCACAGGAAAACGCCCTGCGAGCTGAAAAATGCAAGGTGCAATCGCCCGATATTGAACAAGGCCAATCGGCTCATTCCGCATTCCGCGAAAGCATGCCGATTGTTCGAAGCGGCTGAACACGTCCTTCCAGCGAAGAAGGGCGTCTAAATCGATGCACCCGAGGACTACAGAGAAGATCGCCTTCCTCGATAGCGAGATCGCCGGATTGCGCACGCGAATCGGCAGTGGCGGAAACTCGATCCAGCACGCCAAGCTCAAGATGCTGCGCGATATCCGCGAAGACTATCAGAAGTCAATCGATGTTGCCGCGCGCCGAGAGCAGGGAGAGGCGGCATGACCTTCCTGGAAGCCTACGCCAAGGTCGGACCCGACACGCTGGCGATCGCCGAGGGCTTGGGCATCAACGAGCATGAGGCCGACCGTCTGATCAATGCGCGATTGAACTGCGGCTACGCAGAGCGCCTTCACGCGCGCCGGATCAAGAAGATCGCCTACGCCGGCAAAGAACCTTTCATGTCGGAGTGGGCGAGATGATTTCTGATCGCATGTCGGCCGCCGAGTTCCGCGCTATTCAGAAGGCAGATCAGCCCGAGCGGCCCTCGAAGTACCGCAACAAGAAGACGACCGTCGACGGCATCAAGTTCGACAGTAAACGCGAGGCGCAATTCTATTCGTCGCTGAAGCAGTTGGAGCGGGCTGGCCATGTCTACGAGGTCGAGCTTCAGAAGCCGTATGCGCTCACGGTCAATGGGCAGTTGGTCTGCACCTACAAGGCGGATTTCGCCTTCTATGACGCGATCCAGAACCGCAACCGCGTAGTCGACGTCAAGGGCGTTGCGACCAAGGACTTCGCCATCAAGAAGAAGCTCATGCGCGCCGTCTTCGGTATCGACGTCGAGGTGGTGCGATGAGCCGGTGGATTCGCGTCCAGACCTCCATCTTCGACCACGAGGTGTTCGCCGCTGAGCCGTTCAGCGAGCGTGAGGCTTGGTTGTGGCTCATCTCCAAAGCGGCATGGAAAGACACCGTGCACCGCATAGGTGCGTCTGTCATGCCTGTTCCTGCAGGAAGCCTTTTCGTGACTATCCGCGAGATGCAGGCGGCTTGGAAATGGACCTCGACGCGACGCGTTCACCAGTTCCTTGAGCTGCTTTCAAGCCAGAACATGATTGAAACATGCTCTGAAACAGGAAAGACGCTCGTAACTGTCTGTAATTACAGCAAATACCAGAACGCTGAAACACATTCTGAAACACCGGAAAGTGCGGAAGCGAAACAAAAACGAAACACAAAAGACACCAGTACACCAGACACCAATACATCCTCACTCCGTTCGGATGTTTGCCCGGAGCCGGAAAAATCCGCTCCGGGCTCACCGACGGTGATCGAGCTTCCGACCGTCAATGGCGACATGGTTTTGATTTCCTTGGCGGATGTCACCGAGTGGTCCGAGGCTTTCCCTGCCGTGAACGTTCGCCAGCAGCTCGCGGCGATGCGCTCTTGGCTCAATGCCAATCCCAAGAACCGCAAGACCAGCAAGGGCATGAAACGCTTCGTCGTTTCCTGGCTCACTCGTGACCAGGACCGCGGAGGAGGGCGTCAGCATCCGCAGGCCCAAGCGCCGCCACGCCCGCAAAGCCCGTCCATGCAACGCCATCACGACATCCACGCAAGGCTGAAACGAGAACTCTACGGTGAACCAGATGAACAATTTGCCGGCCAAACTGTCGACCTTGCAGCAGGAGATTTCCGCTCTCACTGAGCAGCTTGCCCCGGCCGGCGCCGACGAAATCGGCCAGTGCATCGAGGGCCTCATGAGCGGCGGCATGCGGATCTCCGAAACGATCACTGCTGCAAACCCGGTCGAAGAATACCGCCTCTCGCTTCGCAACGTGCCGGTCCATGGGCTGCGCCGTGCCTACGTGAAGCTGAAGCGCGGCGAATACGAGAACATCAACAAGGCTTTCATTCCCCTGCCGGCGGAGCTTGCGGCGATGGCCAATGCGGAATGCCGTCTCATCCGCGAGGACCGGATACGCAAGCAGGAAACGCTTAGAGCTATCGAGGACTCGGTCAGCCGAACGCTGCCCAGCTCTCATGGCCTCATGGACCTGCGCGTTAACCAGCGTGAGCGCGCCATCGAGTTGGCGGAAAAGGGCTTTGTCAGGGTGGCCGAAGGTGTCGACCATCTGGAATTCGCCCACCTCGCCAAGTCGCGGGAACTGCCTGCCGGTTCTCGCCATCTCTGGGCAATCGACGAGGTCTGGTCGCCGGTCGCCGTCCGCATCAACCGGAGCAGGATCCAGACCCTGCTGAACGTCAAGCCACCGCCGGTGTCGCCGGACCGCGCCGCCGAGCTCGCCCGCATGCTGGCGCTCCCCGATGCCAGCCAGGTCTCCGCCGAGCAGATGGCCTATCGCGGCAAGGTGAAGGTTGACATCCAAGCGGCCGAGCCTGTCGATGAGGAGCGCGCGGCATGACCATCCAGCACCGCACTGTCGACATCGAGGCTGCTGCGAAGCTCTGGAGAGATGATCTCTCCGCCTCCCAGATCGCCAAGCGCTTTGGCGTCAGCCGAAACGTCATTGTCGGACTGGCCTTCCGCAACCGAGGTCTCTTCCCGTGGCGCGGTGACGCTGGGAAGAAGTCTCGCGCTCCCGGCCAAGCGAAGACGTCGCGACCTCGCAAGCCGGAACTGAGGCGGGAACCGGAGATACCGGCGACCGCCTACGACGCTGAGCGGCTCCAATCCGCGAAGCTTTTTCACCATCTCTCGGCCGGCGAATGCTGCTGGCCCCTGAACACCGGCGGCCCGTACCTGTTCTGTGCGGCGGAAACGACGGGCCGCTACTGNCTGGCCCCTGAACGCCGGCGGCCCGTGCCTGTTCTGGGCGGCGGAAACGACGGGCCGCTACTGCCGAAACCACCATGCTCGGTCATTGCCGAAGAAGTACGAGGGAAAAGCATGAGCAGATCACGTTGGTACGCAATCAGGACGGCCCCGGGCTATCAGCGCATGGCGGCCGTCGACGAGCGCCTCCCGGAAAGCCGGCGCATGGAGTCGATCATCGAGCGGAACTGCCGCAAGGACGGGTTCGACATCTTCATGCCCTCGTTCTACAAGGAGTTGAAGCACCACCGGACGAATGAGATCATTGAGAAGCGGTTTCCGTTCCTGGTCGGCTATGCCTTCGTCAATCTGCCCAGGCTGAACTTCGAGGATCTTCGCAGGGTCGACGGCGTCATCTGCTTGCTGCGCGGAAGCATCGGCTATGGGCCGCTTGAGTTTCCGGACGGCATGATTGAGGATCTGTACTTCGCAGAGCACGAGCGCCGGCAAGCATTCCTCTACGAACAGCATTGCCGGAGAGAGAACTGGCGGCAAGAGCGCGTCCACCACCTGCGCGGCCAGCTTCGCAAGATCCTCCCGAAGGGCAGGAAGGCTCGCGTCTCGATGGTCGATCAAGCCGAGATGGCTATAGATTCACTGAGCCCTCAGATCAAAGAGCGGGTGCAGAAAATTATCAGTGAACTGAACGGTCTTACGAGCGATGTAGAGGTTGAAAATCTCCGTCAAGCTGTATAGATTTTCTGCAGTGATTTGCGGTTGTCACAGTTGCGGACCTCACAGAGGGAATACTCGCCGGACCGCTGCCGAAAGTTCACACTCGGCGCATAGGAGAAATGTGGCCAAAATCTACTGGCCCATTTTAGCTCTGCTGCGGCTAGCCCTCGGTTTTCGACATAACCACGTAAATTGCATCTCCGACCGTGATCACGGCTTCGGCCAAGTCATCTGAAATTTCGATGTTGAACTCGTCCTCAATCATCATGACGATTTGAGCGACTTCGAGATAGTCGGCGCCGAGGTCATTTACGATGGATGCGTCGTCCACAACCCGGGCAGGGGCGATGCCCAACTGCTCGATGATTATTGCTCTTACACGGCTAGCGGCGTCCGCGCTGGAGTTTTCCACCGATGCGCTCCCTCAAACGGCCCTCACTGCTCAGGGGACCGTCACGCAATCATAATCATCGCTTTTCTTTATTCCAATACTCTCGCACCATAGCAGGCAGGGCAACTGGNTAGCCACGAAAGACCGGGTTCAATTCCCGGCCAGCCACATTAAATAACTGTAATGGTTGAGAAAAGCCTTCAATCAAGGTGGCCAGCGCGAGTGGCGTATTGTACAAGGCGATTAGAGGTTAGCGCTCAGACAGCGCCCGCCGCCACCCCATCGGTGGCGGTTTTTTCGTCTTCAGGAGCGTCAAAATGAAGTCCCCTTCCCAAATCGCAGACAGCGAGAGCGACCAGCACACCGCTAAAGGCCCGTACTGCATCCGCTTCTATGAGAACTGCAGCCATTCACCAGCGTCGTGGTTGGTGCCGCAGGCACTGAGTGAGACCGAAGAGAACGGGTTCGTCGACCGGTCGCCCGCTCTGCCGATTTTCGAGGAACCCTGCGTGGCAGCCATCAGCGCAGACGGCAAAGCAATGGCCTTGATCACCTACGTCTACGTGTCGGGTAGATGTCACATCACGCTCGGCTACACGAAGTCCGATCATAGACGGAAAGGTATCCATACCGCTCTTTTCAATGCCCTTGTTGAGAGAGTCACAAAGCGAGGAGATATCTTTTCGATCACCTCCCGTACGCACGCCAAAAACCTGGCCGCCCAAGCAGCATTCGAAGCGCAAGGTAGGACAAAAGAATACATCGAATATTCCTTTCGCCTGAAGGACGAGGTCGTCGGCAAAGAGCCCACGGCTGAGGAGATGAGGATGCCCGAATACCTCGTCGAGCCCTTCGATACCGGGCCAGACGGCCTCAAGAGCATGCAGGCCTTCATCAACGAGAAGACAGCAGAAGGATATGAGCTCCACCAACTAATCGAGCGCAGCACGTATCAGTGGGTGCTGATCTTCAAGCGCCAGCCCGATCGGGCCTGACAGCCGCGCATGCCTGAATAGGGAGCCGGACCAAAGGCCCGGTTCCCAGATGTTTCAATTTGTGCCTTAGGCAAGGGTACAGGTTGCGGCATTAGCCGTAGTGCGCGGTTCTCACTGTGTTGATGCATTGGGCGTAGGTTTGAAGAAGGTACTCCCGGTCTGCCCTCTGCCAACCTTCTTTGACATTGTCGGCAGCGCCAATGAATTTTTTCTCGACGTTCGCAATTTGTATCATGAGCTTGTAGGCTATCTCTTCAGGTGAATTCTCGCCAAAGTGTACGACTGCTTGGTCTGCCATTCGTTGCTCCTAAGGTTCCATTGCGAGTTGCATAGAATAGTACCAATCGCCGCGTTGCAAGAGATCGGTCTGGCAGTTGAGAATTGGTTTGGACTCGACCAGCATGCGGCATTGCCGCGTATCGCGTCGTTGAATATGATCCCGACCCAAGGGAAGGCCAGACATGAAGCGCTCATCAACGAGTGGGCGGCCAAGGGGTCTTCGCTCCACCAAGCAGTGCGTGAAAGCACATACTGGTGGGTGCTGGTCTTCTCCTCAACGGTCCTGCATTTGTGCGACGGGTAGGTAGACCTTGGATGCGGCGCTCTCACCGCCGCCACTCAACGAGCCTCCGACGATCAGGTAGCCTGATATTCCAAGGACCGAGAGAAGCAGAATACCTACGGGCAACCCTGCTGAGGAGTGATGTTCTGGCTCGTGATAGTGCATTCCAGACATTTCCACATACTCCACTCTAACTGCGGTAAGAACGAGCCAGACAATGCGGCAGTTCCTGCACCGATGGTGGAACTTGGGTAACAATGTTTGGAGCGATGTAACGCGCAGCCGTCGTGTCAGATGGCAAGACCCCCGGGCGGGATTGGCGAGCCTGACTGCGTGTTCGCATCCAGAGTATTTTAGAATACTCTTAACTGAACGCAATCGGCAGCAAGATGAGCGCGCACACGGAGACGATGACCATTGCGATAGCGATGCGCTCGACTGCTTTTTCCATTGCCTCTAGCGTTCAAAGAGAATCCGTCCAAACAGTGGCTCATAATGGGCGCCGCCGCAATGCCGGATAGGGAGCCGGACCCATGGCCCGGTTGCCCGATGTCTCAACTTGTACCCTCAGGCGAGGGTAGAGGTTGGAACATCACCAGAGCCGTTCCGGCAGCCACCATTTCAGTTTGTCCCGCGTGTATGGGATCACCGTCTGACCACCTTGAGCGCCAAGGCCAAGCGCGTAGCCTTCCGCCTCAGCAAGTGTCGCAAAGGTTCGCGTCCATGCTTTCTCCTCTCCACGCGGAGGGTGATACACGGTGGCTTCGTCAGACCCGATCGGGTGACTGATGAGTATTCTCTCGTAAGCCTCCTCTGGGGTGAGGTCGAGATAGGTCCTGTTGCCGGTCATTAATCCTCCGAAGGATAGTACATGCCCGTTCTGAAAAACGCGCGGCACGAGAAGTTCGCGCAGGCGCTCGCCAAAGGCAAGACAGCAGATGATGCGTATGCGGAGGCAGGCTTCAAGCCTGACCGTGGGAACGCTTCGCGATTACAGCAGAAAGACAACATCAGACAACGCGTCGCCGAGCTTCTCGAATGGGAGCAGACGGTGGAGCGAAAGGCCACCGAGAAGGCCATAGACAAGCTGGCCATCACGAAAGAGCGTGTCCTGGCAGAGCTAGCCAAGATCGGGTTCGCCGACATCCGCAAGGCGATCAAATGGCAAGGCACGCTGGTGACCGAAGAGGATAACCCCGATGGCGGTGATGTCCTAGTTATCAAGAACGTCGTCACGAACAACGTCCAGCTGATTTCGAGCGACGAGATAGACGACGAGACAGCCGCGGCAATTGCCGAGATCAGCCAGAATTCGACCGGCGGCATCAAGATCAAGTTCCACGACAAGAAGGGCGCGCTCGTGGATATCGGGAAGCACCTTGGCATGTTCGTCGAGCGACACGAGCACTCCGGACCTGACGGCGCCCCGATACAGACCGAGACAAGAACATGGCGGGAAGTGCTGCGCAGCGAAAAGAGCTAGACGCCACCACCCATCTCACCAACCCTGCACTTCACGAATTTTGGGAAGAGGTCTTCCTCGGGCAGGCAGACATCGCGGTTCTCCACGGTGGGCGCTCAAGCTCAAAGACAAGAGACACGGCGTGCCAGTTGGTGCGCTTGGTCGACCATGTCGGAGTAAGGATGCGGGTGCTCTGCATCCGTCGCTTCCAGAACCGCATTCAGGATTCGGTCTATACCGAACTGAAATGGGCGATCGCTCATCTCGGGCTGAGCAAAGCCTTCGACGTCCAGAAGACGACGATCATTCATCGCAGGACGGGCGCGGAGTTCATCTTCTACGGCATCGAGCGGAACCTGGAGGACATCAAGGGCACGTCCGACGTCGATATCCTCTGGGTGGAAGAAGCCGAAAAGCTGACCGAGGAGCAATGGACGGTCATAGGGCCGACCATCCGCAAAGAGGACAGCCTGGCGATCCTGCTGTTCAACCCGAAGTTCGTCACCGACTACGTCTGGAAGAACTTCGTTGTCAACGTCCCGCCGCACTGCATCGTGCGCAGGATCAACTACACCGAAAACCCGTTTCTGTCGGCCAAGGCATTGCGCGACATCGCAGCGATGCAGGAACGGAACCCGGAATTATTCGAGCACGTCTATGGCGGCGTGCCTTTGGGAGATAGCGAGCTTTCGATCTTCAAGCGCCGCTGGCTGGATGCCTGCGTTGACGCTCACAAGGTTCTGAAGGTCAGCCTCACCGGCCGCAATATCATCGGCTTCGACCCTGCCGATGACGGCGAGGACAAGAGCGCAACCGCGGACAAGATCGATGGCGTCTTCATTGACGCCGAAGACTGGTCATCCGGAAAAGATGAACTGGTCCAGAATGCCAAGAAGGTGTGGGCCAAGGCGAAGCATGCTGGCGCCACCGTCTCGTATGACACGATCGGCGTCGGCGCCTTTGTCGGCGGCTACATCGACGAGCAGAACGAGGTGAACGGCTCGAACGTCGAGCACTACGCTTTCCACGCCGGCGGCGCGGTCATGGACGCAGACAAACCGAGCGATGCGCTGAACGATAACAGCCCGCTCAACAAGGACGAATACCTGAACCTGAAGGCGCAGTCCTGGGCCAACACAGCGCGCAAGGCGATGCTGACGTTCAACGCGGTGACGAGAGGGCAGGCGATCAAGCCAGAGGACGTCCTGTCCTTCTCATCGCAAATGGGCGCGGAGAAGTTGGACGCGCTCTTCACAGAGCTTTGCGTTCCTTGGTGGGTCGAGAGCGAAGGCAAGAAGCGGGTCGTTCCGAAGGCCAAGCTCAAGAAGGACTTGGGAATCAAATCTCACAACCTCGCTGATGCGGTTATCGCAGCGGACAACGTGAATATCGCCGTCGCCCCCGCCGCCGTCATGTTCCTGACCAAGAGGCACCGATGAACAAAGTAGTCAGCCTGGCGAATTACGCCCAGCGGCGCCTCAGCAGCATGTTCCCTGCCTTCTTCGCTAACGGGAACACGAAGCATGATCACTACAAGGATTTCGGCTACCCGGAGACGTTGAGCTTCACTCAGCTCTACCGGATGTACTGCCGGAACGGTGTGGCAGCTGCCGGCGTCGACAAGACAGTCCTGAAAACGTGGCAGGAGAACCCGTTTCTGCTCGAGAAGGAGCGGGACGGCTCGCAGTCTGGCGAAGACGACGAAACGACGCTGGAGAAGGAAATCCGCCAGCGCTTCGACGATCTGCGCCTTTGGGCGCGCCTTGCCGAGGCCGACCGCATGTCGATGGTGGGCGCCTATGCTGGCGTCATCCTTCGGGTAGCTGACAGCAAACGGTTCGACCAACCTGTCGATCGCGTCAGTGGCGGCCTCAATGGCCTCGTCGAAATCATACCGGCATGGGAAGGGCAGTTGCAGGTTTCGCAGTGGGATACGGACGAGACGTCCGAAACCTACGGCCAGCCGAAGATGTTCCAGTTCAACGAATCGGCTGTCGACACCACAATCAAGCAGCCTCGAAACCTCGTCATCCACCCCGATCGGGTCATCATCTGGTCGAAGGATGGCACCGTTCACGGCTCGTCGGCGCTGGAACCTGGCTACAACTCTCTAACCGACATGGAGAAGGTCCGCGGCGCCGGCGGCGAGGGGTTCTGGAAGAACGCCAAGTCCGCGCCCGTGCTCGAGGTCGATAAGGAAGCCAAGATCGACATGATGGCTAAGGCCATGGGCGTTTCGGTCGAAGACCTTGCCGACAAGATGAACGAGCAGGTGGCTGAATATAACGCCGGCTTCGACCAGCTGCTCATGATCATGGGCATGCAGGCCAAGCAGCTCAACGTGACGTTGCCGTCGCCCGAGCATTTCTATGCCATCGCCATGCAGGATTTCGCCGCATCCATGAACATGCCGGTGAAGATCCTTGTCGGGATGCAGACCGGCGAGCGCGCCAGCCAGGAAGACGCTAGCGAGTGGGCGCAGACGAACATGTCGCGTCGGGCCAACCAGACGGTCCCGAACATCATGTCGCTGGTCAATCGTTTGGACCGGTTCGGCGTTCTGCCCGAGAAGGATTGGTATCTCGATTGGACCGATCTGACCGAAAGCTCGATGTCGGAGAAGATCGAGCGCGCCAGCAAGATGGCCGAGACCAACCAGAAAATGGGCACCGGCGTCATCGTCTTCACCGACGAGGAGATCCGCGCAGTCGTTGGTTACGAGCCGTTGTCGGATGCGGAAAAGTTCGCAAACGAGCCGACGGACGATGAAACCCGCGATGCTCTCGGCACCAAACCAAAGGACACCGTAGAATGAAGCACGTCCGCGTCAACGTTCGCAGCGTTGCGAACACGAAGGCTGTCCGGAAGGAAAAGCGTAACGGTCGCGATGTCGTTATCGTCCCCAGCGCCACGCTGCCCGACGACATCATTATGAATGGTATTCGCTACCCGGCCGACGAGATTGCGAAGAGCTTCGTCGGCCTCAATCGTACGCCGGCGCCGCTCGGTCACCCGATGATCAACGGCAAGTTCGTCTCGGCCCGCGATCCAGAGGGGATCAACGTCGGCTACATCGGCGCATGGAACGAGAACGTCCGTCGCGAGAACGGCCGCGTCTTCCTCGACAAGGTCATCGACATCGAGGTCGCCAACCGGTCACCAGGCGGCAAGGAAGTCCTTGCCGCGATCGAGCAGGGCGAGCCGGTCCACACCTCCACCGGCCTGCTTGCCAACCTTGAGGCCGTCGCCAACGCCTCAGACCACAAACACATCGCTCGCAATATCGAGTTCGACCATGACGCCATCCTTCTCGGTGAGGTCGGCGCGGCCACGCCTGACCAGGGCGTCGGCATGCTGGTGAACGCCCAAGGCGAGCAAACGGAAATCGAGGTCATCAACTCCGCCATTCAAGAGGCAGAGCGTGACATCGATTGGGCGATGGATTCACTCGCCCGAGCCCTTGAGAAGCGCCAGAGGGCGGGTCTCTTGGACAAACTGAAAGCCGCGATCCTGGAAGCCCTTGGCATTTCCGAGCGGGAACCCACCACGAACACGAAGGACACTGAGATGCCTGTCACTGACGAGCAGTTCACTGCGCTTTCCGCGAAGGTCGACGCCCTCTCGGAAGGCTTCAACAAGATCGGGGAGACCGTCACCAACGCCGTCATGGCTGCGGTGAAGCCGATCACCGACTCCCATGCGGAGATGGTCGCCAACCAGAAGGCTAAGGACGACGCCGAACACGCCGACCTGGTCACCAAGATCGTCAAGGCCAACGTCCTCGATGAGGAAACGGCCAAGGCAACCCCGCTCAACACGCTGCGCGCTCTCGCCAAGACGGCCGAGCCAGGCAAGGCGGCTCCGCTGAACCCGGCCTTCAAGGCCAACAGCGGCGACAAGCCCGCCTTCAAGCTGCCGAAGGGAGACTAACCCATGGCCCGCTATAATAAGATCTTCCTCGGACCGGTCGAAAAAACCAAGCCGCAGGTCAAGGAACTGCTCGCCGCCGCCGCTCTCAAGCCCGGTCGCATCGCAGTCATCACCTCCGGCAAGTTCGCGCTTGCCGCCGCGACTACGGTCGGCAAGGTGTGGCTCATCCAGGACAACTATCTTGCCATGAAGTCCGTCGATACGGACTGGGCGCAGGATAGCACCGCAATCGGCATCGAGATGGAAGACGACCACCTCTATGCCGCCCGCATCGCCACCGGCGTCAACGTCACGGCGATCGGCACCCCGCTGACCCCCGGCGCGAACGGTACGCTCGCCATCGCGGCTCTCTCGGATCTCGTCGTCGCTTACTCCGACGAGGTCTACAACAACAACACCGGCAGTGAACAGCTCCTCCGCATCCGGCCCGCCGGAAGCCAGAGCTACCTGTCTGCTGCATCGTAAGGGGGAATCCAGATGCGCTATTTTGACGAACAGCTCGTCACGAATTCCCGACCGCACTCGGTGTGGTGGAATGAGGTGTCGATGGCTCGTGAGCACTTCCACCGTTCGGAAGAAGTGCTGGCGAACCTCACCGCCGAGTTCATGGGCAACGCGGCTTCGATCCTCCCGCGTGATGCGTGGCTGGATCTCGACGGTATTACCCGTCGCATTATGCGTGCGGACGAAGGTCAGGTCTGGATGGCCGACCTGATGCCGCTGGCAAAGGCGGTGAATATCGGCAAGCTCGTCCACCTGAACCGCGTGTCTTCGGACGCCGGTCGCGTGGTCCGGTCCATGTCCGGCCAGGTACCGGTGACCATGGATAAGGTCACCTACGACTACCGCGGCACTCCGGTCCCGATCTTCTCCACGGCCTACGGTCGCGAGTGGCGGGAATGGAATACGCTGCAGTCGGAGAACTTCGACGCACTGTCGGATGACCAGGAAGCCCACACCGCCAAGATCCGTCGCGACATGGCCCTTTATGCCCTCGACGGCGACTCCTCGATCGTTTTCGAAGGCTACACGGCCTACGGCATCCGCACTTCTCCTTACTCCAAGGTCATCAACCTCGGTTCGGCTGTCGGAGGCGCCAACATCGATCTCACCACGGCTACCGCCGACCAGATCGATGCGTTCTTCTCGGGCCCGTTCGGCGCCATGCTGGATGCGAACCTGATCACGGGCAAGGTGAACCTCTACATCTCGCCTGAGATCGCCCGCGCGTGGGACAAGGCTTACTCCGCCGCCGCCGGCTTCAAGCCGGGCACCATCCTGGAGTTCGTCGCCAAGAACCGCCGCATCAACAAGATCGAGGTGTCCTTCGAGCTCTCGGGCAACCAGTTCTTTGGCTTTGTCCCGTCGGCCGATTTCATCCGGCCGCTTGTCGGCATGGCCGTGAACACGACCGCGATCACCCGTACCAACCCGACCGACAACTATCAGTTCCTCATCATGGGGGCGATGGGCATCGAGATCCGGGCGGACATCAACGGCAAGTCCGGCGTGTTCTACTCGACCGACATCGACTGATCCTCATAGCCCCGCCATTCCGCGGGGCTTCCCCCTCAATTGGAGAACATCCGATGAAAATCCGCATCACACGCGGCGGCATCTTCGGCAAGGACGGCGAGATTGCCGTCGGTACCGAGCTTGACGTCAAGGAAGAGCCGAAGGGCTGGGCCGGCCGGTATGAGGTCATTTCCGGCGGCGGCGGCAAGAACAAGGAAGCAGTCAGCGGCGATGGTGGCGGCGAACCCAAGACAGCGGCCGAGGTCCTGAAGATGGCGACCGACGGCAGCCAGTTCATGGCGTTCAAGGCCGCAGCGACCAAGCTGCTCGGCGACAAGACGCCGACCAACAAGGCGGACATCGTTGCCGCCCTCGAAGACCTGGCAACTCAGCCGTAAGGGGCAATCATGGCAGGCTATGGTGACGACGCCACGTTTCAGACGTGGCTGACAGAGAACGGCTACACGCTGCCATCTGGCGCGCCGTCGCCTGCCGTCCTCCGCAATCGCGGGAGTCAGTATATCGATGCGGTATACGGCTCCCGTTTCGTTGGTAGCGTTGCAGACACGTTGCAGGAGCGTTGCTGGCCGCGCGAGGGCGCGATCGTCAGCGGCAAGCTGATCCCGTCCGACGTGGTACCGACCTCCGTCATTCACGCATCGTTCTATGCTGCCTACCAGGAAGCGACGAAGCCGGGCAGCCTTTCGGTTGTCGGATCAGGCGCTACCCGCGTGAAGCGGAAGAAGGTAGGCCAGCTCGAGGTCGAGTATCAGAGCACGTCCAGCGAGAGCGAGACCGGCGCCGACCTCACACCCATCATTTCAGTCGTAGACGGTATGCTGGCGCCTTTCCTGCGCGACGACAGCCTTGTCTGCCTCGGTATTCTCTCGGTTGGTTGCTAATGGCTACGTTCGACTATGCCGACATGCAGGCGACTGCGCACGAGCTCATCGAGGAGTTCGGGCAGGCCGGCGTCATCACGCGACTTGAGCCGCCGGACCCGGTTTATGGCGGCGATCCCGTCCCGACGCCTTACCCGGCCACGCTGGTGCCGATGGCCTACGAGGCCCGCTACATCGACGGAACGGTCATCCAGACCGGCGACATGCAGATTTACATATCGGCGGTCGGTCTGCCGATCGAGCCGACTGTCGGCGACGTCGTCACCGCCAACAGCTCGGATTACGCCATCGTTGCTGGCGACCCCAACAAATATGACGGCTTCACGCCGGTGGTTTTCATCGTGCATGGGAGACTGGCACAGTGAGTATGCGTTTTGCCAGCGCGTGGTCCTTCTCGAAGGACCGCCCCGCGATGCACAACCTGATCTCACGGCAGGTAGGCAACAAACATGTAGACGTAGACGCAGACCAGGATGAGTAACGCGGTACCGACGATGATCGGAGCCGAGTACTTCTTCATTGAGCCAGCCTCAGTGTATTAGCGGAGCCTTCTATAGCATGGCTGGCACGTCTCCCTGAGCGATTTCGGGAGCCAAGAAGCGGCCATTACTCCGCCTGCGAAGATATTCGCCGTCCTGGTCGACCTCTACGGACGTGAGATCGCGCCGACAAGGTCGCCAAGGAAGAGATCAAACCCGGTGTCGGCCCGAAGGTCGACTGGCCTAACTTGGTGAAAGGAAACGCCATGAAAATCCGCTTTGTGAAGGACTATCAGGGTCACGCCGTCGGCGATGTCGTCGATGCCTCCGAACTCTCTGGCGGCCTCGCTCAAGGGCTGATCAATCTCGGCATCGCCGAGAAGATGCCTGAAGAGAAGGTTGCGGCGAAGAAGGGCGACAAGGAATGAACCGGCGCTCATTCTTCGGCTTTGCCGTCGGCGGCGCTGTAGCCGCTCCTGCCGCGCTCCTGATCGGTGAACGGCCCACGACCGAATACATCCACGGCGAAATCCTGCCGCTTGAGCCTATCGCCCCGAGCCCGATCACGATCGAGGTGATCAAGGCAGAGGTACAGAGCGCCGTAGCGCTGGCAATGCGCCAGGCTGAGGAGGTTCGCCAACGGCGCGCCTTCTCGCACCACGCTCGCAAGTCCGGTATCGACGTTCACTTCCTCACCCCGTCCAACGCTCGCGGGTAAAGGGCCTTGGCATCTCTTCGCCAGCAGCTCGACGCCCTCATCGAGGAGCTTTCCCCTGCAATGGAGAAGGCCTTCCGCGAGGCGATCGAGGACATCAAATCCGAGATCGTGCTTCGTGAAGTCGTCGAGCGGCTGGAGCGCAGAGACATCGAAGGCGCGATTGCGGCGCTTCACATCGACCCGGCCGCGTTCAGGTCGCTGTCTGAGGCGGTACGGCAGGCATTCAATCAGGGCGGGGTTCTCGTTACCGAGTTCATGCCACGGCTTCGTGATCCTCTTGGCGGCCGCGTCGTCTTCCGCTGGGATGTGCAGAATCAGCGCGCCGAGCAGATCATCCGCGAAGCTTCATCGACGATGATCACGCACGTCACCGAAGACACGAAGCAGATGGCCCGGGAGCGTATCGAAGCAGGCTACGCCAAGGGGCAGGGGCCGAACACGATCGCTCTCGACATCGCCGGCCGCGTGAACCGGGTCACCGGTCGCCGTGAGGGCGGTTTGCTCGGAATGACGTCCCAGCTTGCCCGCACCGTCGAGAACGCGCGCACGGCTCTCCTCGCGGGCGACGTGGAGGGCATGAAGCACTACCTGACCCTGACGCGGCGGGATAAGCGTTTCGATCGGCAGGGCGC